GTAAAATCTACATTTAGAGTATTAACATTAAAATTAGGTAAGGCTGGCATTCCAATGATTATGACCAACCATACATATGATGTTATTGGTTCTATGTTCCCACAAAAAGAAATGGGTGGCGGTTCAGGTTTGAAGTACGCTGCCTCATCAATCATCTACCTAGGTAAAAGAAAAGACAAAGACGGTACCGAAGTTGTAGGTAATATTATACATTGTAAAAATTACAAGTCCAGATTAACAAAAGAAAACGCTCAAATTGATGTGAAACTAACATACAAAACAGGATTAGATAGACACTACGGCCTATTAGAATTAGGTGAAGAAGCTGGTGTATTTAAGAAAGTATCTACAAGATATGAAATGCCTGATGGTACAAAAGTATTTGGTAAGAGTATCAATGAGAATCCAGATAAGTATTTTACAACAGAGGTATTAGATAAGATTGATGAACTCACAAAAAGAAAATTCACATACGGCGAAGACGAAGAATAAAAACTATACTTTCGTACAAAAAGAGGGCGAAGACTATACTTGCATAAAGTTAACCTCTGAAAAGTATGATGGTATAATTTTTAAATACGGCAAAGTTGGTTTCGGCAAAGATGAAAATCCTGATGGAACCTTGCCAATGATATTTGATTATGATATAATAAGAAATCCTAATAAAAAAGAATTAGGTGATGAAAAAGAATTTGTCAACCATATTGGTGACATATTATTAGAACTGATGGAGAAACAAATACAAGATGGTACAGCAATCATTAAGTGACAGAATAGAAACTACAATATTAAGTAATCTTTTCTTCAATGAAGATTTTACAAGAAAAGCATTACCTTTTATTCAAGCTGATTACTTTACAAATAGTGATGAACAAACACTATTTACAGAGATTGAAAAGTTTGTAGAGAACTATAAAAACTTACCTACAAAAGATACCATTCTTATTGAGCTTGGTGGTCGTAAAGACTTAACCGAAGAACAACTTAAAAACATAAAATTATTAGTTGCTGGTGCCAATAACACACAAGTAGATTTAAAATGGTTGTTAGACGCAACTGAAAAGTGGTGTAAAGATAGAGCCGTGCATAATGCAGTATTGTCCGGTATTAAGATTTTGGACAATAAAGACCAAAAGAGAACACCAGAGGCAATACCTGGTATTTTATCAGACGCCTTGGCAGTTAGTTTCGATAATCATATTGGTCACGATTATTTACAAGACGCAGAAAAACGATATGATTGGTACCATACAAAAGAGAAAAAATTTAAATTTGATTTAGACTTCTTTAATAGAATTACAAAAGGTGGTGTACCAAGTAAAACACTTAACATTGCCCTTGCAGGTACAGGTGTTGGTAAATCTTTATTCATGTGTCATGTTGCCTCAAGCTTTTTAACACAAGGCAAAAATGTATTGTATATTACTTTAGAAATGGCTGAAGAAAGAATTGCTGAAAGAATTGACGCAAACTTATTTGATATCCCTATGGAAGATATTAGAGATATGCCTAAACAATTGTATGATAACAAAGTTGATAAGTTAAATGCAAAAACAAAAGGTCAATTAATTATCAAAGAATATCCAACTGCCTCTGCTCATAGTGGTCACTTTAGAGCATTGATTAACGAATTAACATTAAAGAAATCATTTAAACCTGATGTTGTGTTTATTGATTATCTAAACATATGTGCTAGTGCAAGATTTAAAGGTGGTAATATATCATCTTATTTTTACATTAAAGCAATCGCTGAAGAATTAAGAGGTCTTGCTGTTGAGTTTGATATGCCTATCTTTAGTGCAACACAAACGACAAGAACTGGTTTTGCAAGTACAGATATTGGATTAGAAGATACATCTGAATCATTTGGTCTTCCAGCAACTGCTGACTTTATGTTTGCCTTAATGTCAAATGAAGAACTAGAAGCTTTAGGTCAAATGAAAGTTAAACAGTTAAAGAATAGATATAATGACCCTAGTATGAATAGAGCATTTATTGTTGGTGTTGATAGAGCTAAAATGAGATTGTATGATGTAGAAAACAACGCTCAGAATATTGTTGATAGTGGTCAAAAACAAGAAGACAATTATCCAAAACCAGAGGATGCTTACAGTAAGTTTAGTGATTTTAAAATTTAATTATGCCGTCAAAAACTAAAAAACAAAAGGTTAGATTTCACAAAGGTGATAAAAGACCTGGTGGTAAAGCTTTACAGGAGAAAGATTTGTACTATACAAAGAAGATGATTAAAAAGGGTAAGAAGATATTATGGCATATTATCGAACATCCTTCAAAACGAATCGTCAAAGAATGTTTTTTTGAAGAAGACGCTTCTGATTTTGTAAAGTTTCAAAACAAACATAAAGTTTGGTTAATCAATGGTGGTATTCCAGACTTCTTATGTCTTAAAGGCGAAAAAAGGGCTTGACTTCATTACCATACTAGTGTATAAATAGTGGTATGGCATTCAATATAGCAACCAGATTAGGTGTTCAAAAACATTTAAAAGCGACATTATACAATATGTCGAAACCTTACTTTGCAAAAATGCAAGAGGGTGCTTTTTTCTGTGATGACGCTCCTGTTTCTTCTTCAAAAATACATACTGTAAAAGTATCTACAGCCAATTTCGTGGCTATCAAACCATTATTAAATAAAGATAAAGCAAAAGAAGTTACTAGAGGTGGTAAGAAGTCAGCTGATGTTAACTTTGGTGTTGGTACATTAAGATTTTTAGAAACAGGTAAAGTTTCAGTTAGTGCCTCAGACGGACAAACAACAGCCAAACAAGAACGAGCTTCACTAGAAATGGTGAAAAGAGTTTTACAAGAAAACAAATCATACGCTACACCTCAAATGATTGCCAAAGATAAACCATTCTTTGATAGATTAATGAAAGTATATCCTGAAATCAATGATGTTTGGTTACAAGGTCTACACGCACAAGGTGTTAAGATGAAATCTTTATATGCAGGTTCTGGTTTTACAGAAATCAATAGAGATGGTGGTTTTATGGACTTCATCTCAAACTTAATTAGAACTAAATTCGGCATTAGCAAAAAAGACGCATGGAATCCTGCTGACATTTGGATGATTAAAAATGAAACAAAAGTAAGAGAAAAAATATTAGAAAGTGTTAGTGGTCCTAATCCTAGTGTTAGTAGATTAAATGATGTTATGAGAGTTATGTATAAAAACAAAACACTTGTAGGAGTATCGTTAAAGGCTATTTCAGGTAAGACTGCTAAATGGGAAAATGTAAATACAGTTTCTAATATACCTCAATCTGAACAACTTAAATTAAAAAGTATTAGAATGGATTTTACAAATAAGTCCGATGGTACATTAGGTACCTCAGATACAGTAATTACAGTTATGACAGGCACATCAGGTGCTAAGTTTCAGTTAAGACAAAACTCAAAAGGTTTTAATAACTTAAAGTTTGAACCTACAAAGATAGGTGCCACTTCAGCTAGACTAGGTAAAGTGCCGTTAGATATGTTAGCACGATTGTTACCAGAATATAAGATTACAAATTTTAAAAACAACTGGCGATTATATCCACAAACTGCTGGTGAGTTTAAATCTGTACAAAAGATATATGAAGACAGATTCAAAGCAATCAATAAAGATGTAGATACAGGTATTACCAATTCACAGTTTATTGATAGTATGACCAAATCATTTAAATCAGCTGACCAGAATAACGGTGTATCAACATCTAAATTACAACAATTAGATTTCGTTTATTATATTATGCAATTGAAAGCTAGTGAAAGAAACGAATTACTAACTAATATGTTATACCTGGCAGAGAAAAAAGGCGCTCAATTTGCACCTTTTGGCAAACTTTATTAAAAAAAGTGCTTGCCATGACCATCGGAATATGTTATAATACCACTATTATTTCTTATAAATAGTATTATATGATTTGTTAATGGGTTTTTGAGTATTATATAAATGGATAAATTGGAGAACAAAAATGTTTAGTTTTAAAGGGTTTTTTACCCAGGAAAAGAATACACACCTAGAACACCTAGAGGACGATATAATTAATCGTGGCTCACAAGGTGGTGTAAACGCAATCAACTTCCTAAATTCAGTCAGAAATATGCTAGCCGGCAATGTCGGTGGTAAATTAAATATGTCTGTTAAATGGGATGGGGCACCTGCTGTATTTTGTGGTACTAATCCAGAAAACGGCAAATTCTTTGTCGGAACTAAATCAGTATTCAACGCAACTCCTAAAATCAACTATACACCAAACGATATAAGAAAAAATCATGGTGGTGAACTCGCTAACAAATTACAAGTGTGTTTGAGAGAACTGCCAAAATTGGGGTTAGATGGTATTTACCAAGGAGATTTACTTTTTACTAGAGGTGATTTAAAAGCCGTTGCCATTGACGGTGAAAAAATGATTACCTTTACACCTAATACAATCACTTATGCTGTACCAACAGATAGTGATATTGCTAGAAGAATAGCCAGAGCAAAATTAGGTATAGTGTTTCACACAAAGTATTCTGGTAAAACAATGTCATCATTAACTGCCGGTTTTGGCAGTATCAAAGGTCAAGGTCCTGCTTCAGTATTTTTAGCTTCAGCAGCCTTTACAGATACATCTGGTTCAGCAACATTTAATAAATCTGAACTTGCAAAATTTGACGCATTAATAAGAATGGCTCAAGGGTCATTATCAAAAGCAAAACCTATGTTAGATGAAATGTCTAAATCATCTATGAGTGACCAACTATCAGTTGGTTATAGATTAAAAACATTTTTCAATTCTTATATTAGAAACTCTAAACAAGGTATGGATAAAGTTGCAGTAATGCAAAAATCATTTAGAGATTACTATGAGAGTTTTATTCAAGCAGAAATAGATTCAAAGAAAACACCAAAAGGTAAAGAGAAGTATATCAAAGCAAAAGAAGATGGTTTAAGATTTATTGATAGAAACAAAACTGCTTTATACTTTGCAATTGCAAGTCATATTAGTTTAGCAAATTGTAAGAACTCTTTGATATCAAAATTAAATCAAGTACAAAGTATTGGTCACTTTTTACGAACACCTAATGGTTATAAAGTAACAGCACCTGAGGGTTTTGTTGCAGTTGATAGAGTTGCAGGTGCAATCAAACTAGTAGATAGATTAGAATTTAGTAGAGCAAACTTTACAATTGCTAAAGATTGGGTAAAAGGATAATGTATTACAGAGTAGAAAGTTTTAAACAATACT